TCCACCGGGGGCGCGTGCACGGTGACCTTGATGTCAGCCGGTGCGGCGTTGCCGATGCTCGGGACATAGCCGTTGCCGATGACGACCGTGACGCCCTCATCGTCGGTGGTGCCCTGCGCGCTCTCCACGGTCAGGATGCCGAACGGCGTGCCACCGATGGTGCCTTCTGCGTTGTCGCGCACGTAAACTTCGATGCTGGCTGCTTTGGTCGTCATGGTGGTTCTCCTTTAAGCGTTGGTCAAGAAACCAGTCACGTCATTGAGCGTGACGGTGGTGTTGTCGGTCAGGCCGCGCGCGCCGGTGATGGCGATGCTGATGGCCGTGGCGAAACCAGCACCGCCCTCACCCAGGTCGATCATTACGGGCACGTTGTTGGGCGGCAGCGGAATGTCAAGCACCGCTGACGTGGTGCCCATGACCACTGAGCCAGATGCAGTGTTGAAAATCTTGGCGAAGCGCCCCGCCGCGTTGCTGTTGGCGGCAAATAGCTTGAGCAAACGCCCAGCCGAGGCCTTGATGGCCTGTGCGGCCGGTGTGGCCGGGCAGTTGAGATTGACCGGCGTGCCGGCGCCCGTCGCACTGCCGCGGTACTGCACGCCGACGTCGCCGATAGCCGCCGTGCCTGCCGCAATCGTGGCATTGGCGACAGTTGCCGTAACCGTGCCGCTTGACACCGTTACCGCCTGCGCGGCGGGGAACGTGACAGGCAGCGCGGCTTGTGCTCCCAGCGGGCGCACGCCAGCGATAAACGTAGGCGCGTTGACCGTATCCTCGACCGCGACGAATCCAACCGTCCAAGTGGTTGTGCTGGCGGGCGCGGTCGCGCCATTGAACGACCACAGGTAGAAATACAGGTCTACGTCATCGTCGGGGATGTTCTCGATCCGGCTCGCTCGGGTCGTGACGGTCGGCGTCGTGCTTGACGCGACTAGCGCGTCGGAAAAGCTGACATTCCGGCCATCCGTGTACATCTGGATGACGTGACCCGGTGACGCGGTCGTGTTGATGGTCGCGGTGGTGTCGCCACTATTCCAGCCGCGCCGCTGTGCATCGACAGATGCGCTGGTCGCCGTCGTGCCGGTGTACAGCGTGCGGATGTAGTTCCAGCCGAACAAATCCACCGTGCAGGAACCCGAGGCAGGCCAGCCCGCCACGGTGAAGTTGATCGTGTCCACGCTCGGGACGGACGCAATCGCGTAGCGGCCCGGCACACCGTTTGCACCGGTGATCGCCCCCACGAACATGAACTGCCCGACGTTCTCCGCAGTCAAGCCGTGCGCGGTCTTGGTGACCGTGATCGACGTTGCGCTGTTGATCGTGCAGCTAAGGCCCTCGCCGACCCGATCGGCCAGCATCGCCACGAAGTTGTTGTTGGCGATCCGCTGACTAAGGATGGTCTTAGCGCGCGCCGTGAACGCGCCCATAAACGCCTGCGTCGAGCGCGCAAGAAATTCGCTGTTGGCGGTCGTCCCGGTCGTAATTAGCAGGTTGCTCGACCCCTGCGTGACACCCACGCCGGTGCCGAGCCGGCGCTGTGTGAATTCGGGCGAAAGCAGGCTCGATCCAGATGAAGCAAAACCGACCGACCAGATATCGCACGGCGCTTGCCGTACTACCGCGCCCGCGTCGGTGAATAGCGGATTTTTCGACAGGACGCGCATGTGCGTCGTCGAATCGGCTAGGCCATCGGTGAGCTTGATGCGCTGGTACTGCTGACCGCTGATGTCGTCGGTCGCGACGATTTCACCGGTCCCAGGCAGGGTGACGTTGTCAGCCATGGCGCTTAGTTCTGAATCCGCAACGTGCTGCTGTTGAGCGTGAACGTGGCGCCGGTGCTTACCACGTCGCTGCCGAAGTCGTTGACGGCGATCAGCTCATCGGCGGTGGCAGCACCGCCGCGGCGTTTGTAGTAGACGGCTTTGCGCGCGGTGATGGTGCTGCTGCTCCAGCTAGTGCCGCCGAGGGTCACGTCGAGCCGGTCATTGGCGGTGTCTTTGGTGACAGTGACGGTGACCACCTGCCCGCCCGCGCTGTAGCCGCCACCGGCGGCGACTTCGTTGGTGACGTCGCTGCGCTTGAGGTGGGTGTCTTTGTTCTCGCTGTAGCCAGACGTGGTCAGCATGACCCAGAAGGCGTCCGTGTCCAGATCGATGGCGCCGCGCGCCCAATCTTCGAAGAAACTGTTGTAGATCAGGCTTGCCATGGGCTACCTCGAAAAGCGGCCGACAATGCGCGGGCCGCGGCGTGGTTTTGTTGGAGCTGGCGCCGCCGGGGCGGGCGGCGTTTCCTCAAGTGCCGGCTGCGCGGCGGGGTCAGATCCGTCAAACAGCGTGGGCTGCAGCATCTGCTCAAGCTGCGCCCAGTGGCGATCGGTGTAGCGGTGCAGGTCGGCCGCGTGGGCGGCGAAAACTGCATAGACACTGCAATCAAGCGCCTCATTACGCTGGCGTCGCTTGACCCAGCGGTAAGACGTTCCGCGCGCGGTCTTGATCGGCACGCGGTGCTCAGCGGTCAACTGAGCGAAAAACTCGTCATCCAGCTCGTGCGAGAAGTGCACGTAGCCCGGCCCAGTAGTCTCGACACCGAGGCGGCCGTGCAGCAGATCCTTGGCGGTGTCGACACCCACCAGCCACAGGCGCACGCCGCGCTTGATGACCTGGCCGCGGTGGTTGATGTCTTGCAGACTGCTTCGGCCCTTGACCGGCTTGCCTTCGGCGCTGTCGCCCTTGATTGCATGCACGCGCAGGCGCTGGTGCCGCCGCACGAATGAGTACGCCTGGTGCGTGTAGTTGCCGCCGGTGTCGACCGCAGATGCGTGGATGCGCAGGCGGCTGCCGCCGACGTGCGCGAACGTCTGCTCGAGATACGGCAGCAGCTTGCTGTCCCAGTCACTGTCGACCGCAGGGTTGCCGTGCAGCACGGTGTGATCGATGACCCAGCCTTCCTCGCCACGGCCCCACCCCCAGGCGGTGATCTCCCAGCGATCGAGCTGCACGTCCACGCCGGCCGTGACCACCAGGACCCCTGGAGGGCAGGTGCGCAGCGCGTAGGGCTCGGCGCGCTTCTTTAGCGCGTGCTGATCCGTTTTCTCTACGTCCTCTTCCCAGGACTCGCCCAGGGTGGTGTTGACGAAGGTCTTCAGCTCGCTCTTGTCGCCCGATGCGGCCTTGGCCTTGGCCGCCAGGAACTCGCGCACGATCTGCGACCAAGTGGTCTGTGGCGAGTACGCCGTCCAGATGTGAAAGCCCACGCTCAGCGGCGTGGCGACCTTGCTGCCATCGGCGGCACGGAAGCTGCCATCGACGTCGATGTAGAGACCGTCTGCGGTCTTGAAGCGCCCCTGCCAATTGCGCAGGTAGTCCGACTGTGAAAACAACGCCCCGCAGCTCCCGCACAGGTGCTGCACGGTCTCTGGGTCGTTGTTGACCCACTTGAAGCCGTAGGCCTTGTCTTTGCCACCCCAGCGCAGCGGCTGCTCGTCATTGCAGTGCGGGCAGCGGATGTGAAACGCAAAGCGCGCGACCGCCTGCTCTTCGCGCGACTCGATCAGCGACAGGCCCTTGACCTTAGGAGTGCTGCCGCCGACCAACTTGGGAAACGTGGCGCCTTCCAGCCGCTTGCGCGCCAGGGCCACCGGCGAGCCTTCGCCTTCCACGTCAAGATCAAAGCCGTCAAGCTCGTCTAGGTGCACAACATCGACGGTCAGGCGGCGGAAATTCTTGGCCGCCTTGGCGCCGCGGATGTGCAGCACGCAGCCCAAGAACTTCTTGGCCTTGAGCGTGTTTTCCTTGTCGCGCGTGCGGTCGCCCTTGAACACGCTGCCAATGACTGCGACATCGCGCAGCATCGGCTCTAGCTCGGTCTTGACGTATTCATCGGCGTCGTCTTCGGTGGGCTGATAGACCACCTGGTTGCGCCGCTTGTGCTCTGCAAAGTAGGCCTGCGCGGCCAGGATCATCTTGGTGTAGCCCACCCGCGCGCTTTTTCGCAGCCAAACCTCCTGTATCGCATCGTTACTGATGCAATCCATGATCGCCCGCTGAAACGGGTAGGACGTCCACCGCTGCTCGACGTAGCTCGATTCCGCCGACAGGTAGAAGTGCTGCTCGGCCCACTGCGACAGGCTGAGCGGCATCGGGACGGCAATCGCCCGGCTGCCACGCTTGAGCGCCATGCGGATCGCGTCGCGCGCCTCGGTGAGGCACGATAGGTCGGCTAGGTTCATGCGGTCACCGTGTTGGTGCTGTCCTCCCCCTCGGTGTCGATCGCGCCATCATCTTCGAGCACCGCGGCGGCTGCGATGTTGCGCAGGCCGGCGATCTCGCGCTCCACCAAACCGATATCGTCTGTGCTCATCACTGCCGAACTGCGCCGCAACTTGACAGGCAGCGCCTCAAGCGTGCGGGCCATCTGCCGCGCAGCGCGCGCCAGCGCTTCCTCCAGCAGTGCCACCGGCGCGTACTCCCGGCGCATTACTGCGTTTTTCATTTCGACGTTTTCGGCCTGCGCCCGGGCCAGCCTGGCGCGCTCTTCCGACAGCTCGCCCACGCGACCGGCAGCGGCAGCAGACAGCCGGCGATAAACCGCCCGCAGCGCATCCGCAAACGTCGCGCAGCCGTCGAATAATCCTTCAGACGCCCACTCGCTGACCGTCTTTTCAGACACACCGAGAAACTCTGCAACGTCGACTTGCCTGAACTTGTCCTCTAGAGAGGCTGTCAACTTACCCCCCCTATGAAAACTTCGTGAGCGGGGACAGATCGCGGTCGGGAATCACC